AAGAAGGCGGATACGGGGATTATTTGTCTCGTAATCCATCTCGACAATCGATGGCAACATACCGTAGGTATTAAACCAGTCTGCACCAGAGTACATCTGAAGTTGTAACTCAGAGGAGGAACTGTAGAAGTTGGCAATACGGGTACGGGTATCTGCTGCCTTGCGTTGTGAATCCGAAACCATATTGGTAGCAGCACAGTTGAAGGATGGCAGAGGTGCCATCGCTTCAGCGAGATCGCGGGCGGCAACGTCGATGAAGTTAGCGATGAGAGGCTTTGGGTACTCCTCCGAGAACATCGAAGGATAGACCTTGCTCATATCGCCTTGACGTACTGATAGCACGTCACGCATCCGTTGGTCGCGGGCAGAGTAGCGCGTTGTTAGACGCGATACTTTTGCTGCGATCTCTTTAGCTGTTAACAATGAGATTCCTTACTTCTTCTTATTCTTTTTTGCCACTGCCATATCAACTCGTTCTAAACGACGTTTTCCTATAGTAGAAAAATTGTCTCCTTTTTCTGTTGGATTCATATAGGATCTAACAACAGAAGAAGTTTTCTTTTCAGAAACTTTTGCTCTATCTGGAGGATTACCTTTTGTTTTGGCAGCAGGTTTTACTTTAACATTTGACCTGGGTTCTGCTTTAGTATTTGGTTTTAATTTAATTTTAACTATTGCCTTGCGCGCTGCACCTCCACGAGATGCACCACCTCTGGCTACTCCACCAACAATGGACTCGCCCTTACCCATAATTTTTTTCTTTGGTGCTGGCATATTAGTTCCTTACTTCTTTTTCATTTTCTTAGGAGGACTTTTCTTGGTCGGCTTGGTATAACCCATATCAGGACCTACCACGTCGTAATCTGGTGGAGCCTTCTTGCCTTTGGTTGGTGGCTTCATATTGCGCTTTAAGTAATCGTTAAGAGTAGGATTCTTAGGAAGCGGATTCTTGGATGAAGATTTCTTTGGGGTCGGCATTACTTCACTTCTTCTTCTTCTTAGCCTGGTTACGCTTAAAAGCAGCAATATCTTTTTTGCCTGAAATATATCCTTGATTAAATTCTTGATTTAATTGCATTGAATTACGAGAAGCCTTACTCATAGTTCCTGAAAGTTTTGCAGACTTTGCTCCGGCCTTAACTGCTCGCACTTCCGCTTTCTGTAATGGTGTAAATTTTCCTGATTTTGCTGTTGAAGATTTCTTTGAAATCTTTATAGGTGATACAATATCTACAATTTTTCCCATATCTTTCATAATTCTTTTTGCTGAAGATTTCTTTGCTGCTGGCATTTTTTTCTCCTTAGATGAAGGTTCTATTCTTTTCTTCTAACAACTGATCAATATTGACCACGATCCTCTTGCCCCGCTCGTGGCGGGTAAGGAAGGGGTTCTTGAGATGATGGTTGGCATACTGTCCGTGGTTCAAGACTTCACGAGCCTTGATCTCACAGAACCAGAGAGCCATCACCATATCGGTCTTACCTTTTGTCTCTGGCGACCAGGTAATCAACTGCTCGATCAGAGCTTTGATATTCTCGGTTTGATCAGAGGGTAGGTGTATTAAGTTATCTCGGTGGTGTCTGCCATCGGCCTGCTTGGTGCCAAAGAGCGAGGACATACTTGCTACACCGAATCCTGCATCCCACTTGTTTGTTCCTGTGTGATGTTCACGCAGGTAGACTCCGCGAGTAGCTAAGTGCTGGCGGATTCCTTCATCTTGAGTGAGGAACTGCTGGAAAGCGTTCTTTTCTACAATCCACTCAGAGGGCGTATAGGCCGCTGTCCAGTCAAAAATCAACTGGCGGATCTGAGCCGGAGAGGGGCGAGTAATCTTGATCGCATCGACGATGTAGCGCTTATGCGTTACTCGGTCGATGGCGTAACAGATTGCTGCGGTATCTCCTACCATCGCGGGGTCTAGCCCGCAGACAGTAATAAATCCATTAATGTTATGAGGATGACCAGGAACGCCAGGAGTAAGCCTGCCGGACTTACGCATACCGTCAATAGCTCCGCGTACACAGACCGGATCAAAGATCGCGTTGTCGGAGATATCCTGTTGCTGGTAGATCAGCGACCAGGTAGAGGTATCCATCTGTTGTCGCTCGTTAAATAAGTTTCTGCCAGACCAGCGGGGGTAGAGGCCCTCTTCAGTCTTTTCTTCTTCTGGCTGTCCGTCAAAAGGCTGATCAGAGTAAGGCCAGAGCGTGACCCACTTGTCGGGGTTCTCGTGAGATTCTAAAAGAGCGGGCATCGCAAGATAAGTCCAGGGACTGATACCGCCAGGGTAGCGCTCAGGAGCGCGTAATTCTTTATAGAGATCAACGCTCGCTACGCGAGTACCAATGATGATCAACTTGCCTGTCGGGTTCAGACGTGAACGGACATCCTGGTTGAGCCACTTAATCTGTCGCTCGAAATCATTGGCATTAGCCAAAGTCACCGCGTCATCGACAATAATCATATCGGCGCGTTTACCGTAGATCTGACCGCCAATACCGACTGCCTCAAGGTTGGGGTCCTTCTCCGAGGTTTCCCGTAGCTCGTTACCGAAGGTAACGCGAGTGGCAGTCCAGGTCGCACTCTTAGAGTTAAACCCTACGCCAGCAGCGTAGGCTGCTTGTAAGTCTTCATACATTGGGTGAGTCAGGCGTTGCTTGATGGCGTAGAGAAAATCGGCCGCAAGGCGCTGAGTCTGAGAGACGATCAGGATGCGGAAGTTGGGGTTCTGACAGATCAACCAGGTCGCGTAGTCGACCGTAATGGTCATCGACTTGGCGTGGTTGGGCGGGATGTTGAGCAGGATGCGGTTGGGCTGTCCTTGCTCGTATTTCATTGACTCGTGCAGCCAGGATGGCTGCCTGCCCTCGATCACATCCACCAGGTTCTTTTGGTGGTCAAAGGTCTTGCTATGCAAGAACCTTTCGCGGAACTGTTCAAAGGTCAGTTCAGTAACATCGGTGGACGCGAAAGTCTTTTCGCGTAAACCCAAACGGGTTCTGTCCATCTTGTCAGCGAAAGCTCTATCAGTCCGACGGTAGTATTCGTAGGTCTTGATCGATTTGCCTGCAGACTTGCAGGCTGAATCTACTGTCAGTCCTTCTGCTACACCTTTGAGAATAATTCTCTTAGCAATATCGGCAGAGTTCTCTGCCATAAGTCTCCTAATTATCCTTCATCGAAGTGGCGGAGCCACACAGTTGAGCGCCGCGGTCTGTGAAGGCGCGAACTAGGGTAGAACGCCTCCTACGCCCTAGGGGGCTGCGGAGGCGTAAGACCGGAGCAGCCACGGGGGACTGATCCCCGCTTCACATACAGCGCGGGGATTTTATCCCCCTACTATATATAAGGCGGGAAATATACCCGATTTCCCATTTTTTTGAAAAATATATTGGAATGTGATGGAACTCATACGGGGAAGTGGCTTAAATGGCTGAGTTGCGGGGATCTCACTTTAGTCGAAATATTTTGTTGGGGTATATGTACACCCTTGCTTCAGGATTTAACATCCCTGGGTAGGTTTCTCCCCTCCCCTTGTGATTTTTCTCCCTTATGGGCGTTTAATGGGTGAATGATGGGGCGAGAATGGGGCGGAATGGTTACTAACCTCACGGCACTAATTAACCCCGGGCCTGGAGCCTTAATTCACGATCAGGAATGGCCCTCACGATCCAGGATCGAGAAAAGAAAAGGCCCGCCGAAATCGGCGGGCCTGAATCTGGGGAGCGGGCTAGATGTTATAGATCGAGAACTCTTCGCTACGCTTCTGGGTAATGAAATGCCCTAAACGATTAGCAAGGCGTAACCCTGATTGAATGAAGGTATCGCCTCCCTCTTCGCATAAGGTCCAGACCTGTTCGAGATCGTGCGCCTTCACATAGACGAACTCTTCCCCTTCCGTATCGAATAGATAACCGCCATAACCAGCGCCATCGTTAAATTGATTGGTGAAAGGCTGGTATTCCAAGGCCCAAGCCTCGAACCGATTCCATCCCATCGCCACCTCATCACACGCATCTTCTATTATGTCCGCGATTTTCTGATCGAGAAGATTCTCGATGTGGCTAGAAATGTGAATGTTTATTTTCTCCCATTCATCATCAGAAATAGCGCTCCCGTGAATCTCTTCCGCTCTATCTCTGGAGATGTAATCGGTGAAGGTTCCGTATTTCAGAATAACACGCTCCAATTTATTTAGGCCATCCCAATTTTCTACATCTTCAGAGGTAAAGCCTTCCAAAATAAGAGCCTGCTTTAATTCTTCCAATCCGATTTCGGTAATTCCTGGACGATCATCTTCACTGCCCCACCAATCGCCGTTCTCATTCACATAGATTTTCATAATTGCCTCATCTCTGACGGGAGGGCTCCCGCCATCCATAATTCTAGGCCTGGAGCCGATAAACCTCAACCACCCCAGGCCACCAATTTCCGCCGATTTCGGCTCTGGAACCTGCCCCATTTTCAGATCGTGAAGCGCCTCCCTGGCCCCTTCCCTTCCACGATCCTAGAACCCCAGAACCCAGGCCTCCCGCGTAGATCGAGAATCGGACCCCAGGCCTGGCAACGCCAAGACCCAGGACCCAGGCCCCAAGACCCAGGCCCGCCGGTGGCGGGCAACTATGGGCGAGAGGCAGGGAGGCGATTACGCGAGAGGGAGAGAGGATCCCCGTCAATAGGGGAGAGTACGCGCTAAAGGGAGAAAATATCCATTGAGCTAAGGTTGATTTCATTCCCTGGCAGCGCTACCCTTTACCTATGAGGCGGTGGAGCTTCATAGAGAAGAGGATAAAGAATGAGCGCGTATTTAGTAAATGAGGACACGCTAGACCTATTAGCTAGTGTAATTTCCTGGGAGTCTTCCGGTAAATGGGATATTTACATCAAGGAAGGGACCCTGCCGCCACGCGGGGATCTTCCCTATTCCGGCCCCGGATGGAATAGATACGCCACTAAGAACTCTTTAGAATTAAAGAGAGAACTAGCCCTAGAAAATCTGGCTAGTGTCTATGCCCGCTACCCGCAAGATCGCGGGCAGGTAGGAATCGAGATAGATTCCTTCCGGGTTATCTATCTGGAAGGAATAGCCTCTTATGAGGATATTCTGGGGGCGATCCGGTGCTATCGCTATCAAGCGTGCGAGAGTGATACCTGGGAGAGCAGCTACGCTCACGCGATTATTGAGGCAATCCAGAGTGAGATCGTGGCGAAAATATCCGGCAATAGATGGGAATATACTAGGCCCGCCAATAGCCGGGAGGTTATCTCTCTCACCGATTTAATTAGTTAGGCGTTGCCTATCCCTGCCGGATCTTATGACCCGGCACGGGTAGGGAGAGCCTAATCGTTAAGCCTCCAGAGATGAGAAAATAAATGACTATCGAAAATATTACGCGCACCAATACCATCACCATCAACACCCAGGCCCTCAGAGAACTATTAGAGGGAACCTCTACCCAGGCCGGAACCGATAAGAGCCTCCCGGTTCTTAATTCAATCCTGCTCTTATCTCCCGCGCTCCAGGATGGGCAGGGTAAGCTCATCGCGGTAGCTACGGATCGTTACCGCTTAATTGAGGGAGAGGTTACGATAGAGGGAGAGGGTATCCTTCCCGCTACCTTGATCCGCTTGGAGGATGTAAAGAAGGTTATTGCTATGATTAAGGCCGATAAATCGCCTCAAACTAGCGTTACCCTCCAGAAGCAAGGCGACACCATCACTATTAGCCACCTAAGCCAGGCCCTAGTCTTCCAGGCTTTAGACGGCACCTTCCCGCCTTATACGCACCTATTCCCTACCGATAGCCCGATTCCGGTGGAGGGTATCATCTTTAACCCTACATTTTTCGCCGATTACGGGAAGATATCAGGGAAGAAGGGAGGGGTCAGAGTTACCTTCTATGGAGAAAAGAAGCCTATCGGGATCGGCCTAACCGGTGATGCCGTTACCTGGAGGGCCTTGCTAATGCCTATGAGGTAAATAAGAGCTATCGGCCATCGAGAGAGATCTCGGTGGCCGGTGGCCTTTATTTAACAATAAATAAAGGGAGAGGGAGGGTAAGAAAAATGGGTAAAGAGATCACGATAGGAAAATTCTTCCGGGAGATAGAACTACCGGATGGAAGCTATCTGATGGCGGGGAATGGAGAGATGCTCTCTTATGATCCTGAAGGGTTACGCTTTATGGATCGTGCGGGAGAGTACGGCTATCACGCTCGATGGGGAGGGGCCTGGATCTGCTACACCTGTGGTCATTTATGCGATTGCGGCGGGGAAGAGTGAGGCCTGAGAGGATCCTCTTAACCTTGATCGCGTTGCTAGTAGCGGTCATTCTAGGGGCGGTTCTTTACCTGGATCCGGTC